TGGACGAGGCCCACCACACCACAGCTGGAACGTGGGCGGCAGTGGTGGAGCACTTCAACACCGCCAAGCTGCTTGGGGTGACGGCAACGCCGATCCGCGGTGATGGCCGCGGCCTCGGCGAGCATTACCAGGCCATGGTTGAAGGCCCTAGCGCGCAGTGGTTGACCGATAACGGCTACCTGGCGGCTGCCCGGGTGCTGGCACCGCCGGGCTTCAGCGCTGCCGGGATGCGCAAGCGAATGGGTGACTTCGACCAGCGCGATGCGGAGCAGCAGGTGCGGGCAATCCATGGCGACTGCGTGAGCCACTACCGGCAGCACCTGAGCGGCCAGACCGCCATCGCCTTCTGCTGCAGCGTGGCGCATGCTGAGGCGGTGGCGGCATTGTTTAATGCCAGCGGCATTGCTGCCGCCAGCATCGACGGCACCATGGATGCCGTCACCAGGCGCCACCTGCTGAAACAGCTGGGCGCTAACAAGATCAAGATACTGACTTCCTGCGCGCTAATCGGTGAAGGCGTGGACGTGCCAAGCGTGGGCGGCTGCATTCTGCTGCGCCCCACGGCCAGCGTGGGGCTGCATCTGCAGATGATCGGCCGCTGCCTGCGGCCATCCGGCAACAAGGTGGCTGTGGTGCTCGACCATGTAGGCAACTGCCTGCGGCTGGGCCACCACCTGGAGCCGCGCGAGTGGACACTGGAGGGACTGAAGAAACAAGACCGCGAGAAGGCGCCATCGGTCAAGGTGTGCCCGAAGTGCTACGCCGCAATGGCCAGCCAGGCGCGGGTCTGCGGCGAGTGCGGGCATACGTTTGCCGCTGAGGTGCGCGAGCTAGAGCAGGTGGATGGGCAACTGGTGGAAATGGCCGCCCGCCAACGCAAGCGCCAGCAAGGCACCGCGCAGAGCCTCGACGACCTGATCGCATTAGGGCAGCGCAGGGGGTACAAGAATCCAGCGGCATGGGCCAAGTACGTCATGTATGGACGATCCCTGAAGGGTCGTTAATCGGTTACAATAACGTGAGTCACCTTATGGACATGGAAGAAACTTGGGCTCAGATCAAAGGCTTTGAAGGCATTTACGAGGTCTCAACGCTTGGCCAAATCAGAAGCCTTGACAGGCCGCAACGCGTCAGAGGCAATGGCATTTCACTTCAAAAGGGTCAAACCCTTAAGCAATGGAAGCAAGGTAGCTACATGTATTGCGATCTCAGAAAGCCTGGCATTAAACAAAAAGCAAGAGTCCATGTTGTGGTTCTTGAAACTTTTGTTTGCCCTAGACCCAATGGAATGATTGCGTGTCACAACAATGGTGATCCAACCGACAATCGACTCTGCAATCTTCGATGGGGCACTCACGATGACAACGCCAAGGACAAGATTTTGCATGGAACACATCAATATGGAGAATCCTGCCCAAAATCAAAACTGACGGAAGCACAAGCTATTGCGATTCTTGAATCAACAAAAACCAACAGAGAAACAGCAAAGGACTTTGGGATTTGCAGCGCAACTGTAAGCCACATCAAAACTGGCCGCAACTGGCCACATCTTCAAGCCAGACTGGCGAAGAGGCATGGCATCGCTTGACCGAGCAACAGATCCAGCAGCACATCCGCCTTGCCCTTAGCCGCGGCCCGGTGCGCCTGTACCGCAACAACACCGGCACGCTGCGCGACCAGCATGGCCGCCCGGTGCAGTTTGGCCTGGCGGTTGGCAGCGCAGACCTGATCGGCTGGACCACGCGCACGATCACACCGGACATGGTGGGTCAGCAGGTGGCGGTGTTCACCAGCATCGAGGTGAAGAGCGCCACCGGCCGATTGCGACCGGAGCAGCGGCAATGGCTGGAGGCGGTGCAGGCAGCAGGCGGCATCGCCGGCGTCGCGCGCAGCGTTGAGGATGCGGCACGGTTGACCATGGCTGACCACGGTGGTATAGTGTGACCACGCAGGCAACCCGCCTGCACCACACATCTCACCCATGACAACCACACTGACCCTGATCCTTGCCCTGTTGCTGCTGCCGTTGCTGGTGCTGCTATGGGCAACAGAGTCAACCGAGCAACGCGCCAAGCGGCTGCGTGGTTACGGCTGGTCGCAGCGCCGCATTGCGGAGCACATGCACATCAGCCGTTACCGCGTCCGTTTAGCACTGGCATAGAAAACGACGGGGGCGCCACACCCCCGTCATCCCTACCAAAGCCATCCTACCCATGACATCAGACGATTTCTGGACATTCCAGACCGCCAAGCAGCACGGCGGCGGGTTCATCTCGCGCCTTGCTGATGCAGGGCTGGTTGCTGACCCCAGCAACCGACAGATCCTGCTGCAGGCGTTCCCGCAACTGCAGCACTGCTTTGGACCCCAAACCTTTATCCACCGCCAACTGAGGCAGAAATGATCAGCAACTTTGACTACCACTCCGATCCAGCCGTCAGCGCCAGCCACCTGAAAGCGGTAATGCAATCGCCTTACCACTACTGGAGCCGGTACGTTGACCCGAACCGCAGCCCGGTTGAACCGACTGCTGCGATGAAGCTCGGCAGCCTAGCCCACTGCGCCATCCTCGAACCCGACGAGCTGCTGAACCGCTACGGCATCTGCGCACCACGCAACACCAAAGCCGGCAAGGAGCAGGCCGCGGCCATGGAGGCCGAGGGTATCGAGGTGGTCACCAGCTCAGACATGGCACTTGCCATGGGCATGAGTGCTGCAGTGCAGGCACACCCTGCAGCATATGCACTGCTCAAAGAGGGCAAAGCTGAGCAGTCCTTCTGGTGGACTGACACAGCTACCAACATGCGCTGCAAGTGCCGTCCCGACTGGCTTAATGGCAGCACCGTGGTGGACATCAAGACCACTACCGACGCGAGCCCACAGGCGTTCTCCCGCAGCGTGTCGACTTTCGGCTACCACGTCCAAGCGGCGCATTACCTTGCTGGCTTGCACGGTGCTGAGCGTTTTGTGTTCGTGGCAGTCGAGAAAACCCACCCCCACGCCGTTGGCGTGTACGAGCTGGACGCCGATGCGCTTGCATTAGGGCGGATCACGCGGGATAATGCGTTGGACGTGATCGCCGGGTGCCATGCCGCCAATGTGTGGCCTGGCTATAGCGACACGTTCATTCATACCATCAGCCTGCCTAAGTGGGCAACAAATCCCATCCAAACTGAGATCTTCTGATGACCAGCGTTTCAATCACCACCTGGACCCCTGATCAGGTCCAACTGATCAGCAGCACCATTGCACCCGGCTGCACCAATGACGAGTTGCGGCTGTTTGCCTATGCCTGCCAGCGCACTGGGCTTGACCCATTCAGCAAACAGATCTACGCCATCAAGCGTGGCGGCAAGATGACCATCCAAGCCGGCATTGATGGCCTCCGTGCCATTGCCGAGCGCACTGGGCAATTGGACGGCAGCCACACCGAATGGTGCGGCGAAGAAGGCGGCTGGGCTGACGTGTGGCTTGGCAGCAAGCCACCCGCTGCGGCCAAGACCACCATCTGGCGCAAAGGCAGCCAGCACCCGTTTGTTGGCGTTGCCCGCTTTGCGGACTACAACGCCGGCCAAGGACTGTGGTCCAAGATGCCCGCCGCGATGATCGCCAAATGCTCTGAGGCACTGGCGCTGCGTAAGGCGTTTCCTGCCGACATGTCCGGCGTTTACACCACCGACGAGATGGACCAAGCGACGGAGCCCGTAACGGTCACCACTGAGGCCGCGCCGGCACTACCTGCTGTCAAGGCCAAGGACACCAGCAAGACCTTTACCGCTGGTGCTGCCGCCATCGCCAAAGCCAAGAGCCTGCAGGATCTCGAGAACCTGCAACCGCGCATGGCAAAGCGGCTAGAAGATGGCGACCTGACGCAAGAGCAACACGACAAGCTGCTGCAGCAGATGCTTGAGAAGGAGGCTGATCTTGTATCTGACGACTGAACAGCTAGCAGCACGCTGGGGCTTGAAGCCAAGCACCATCAAATCCCAGCGGTTGCGTAACCAGGGACCGTCTTACTACACGGTCCCCCGGTTCGGCTTGCCCTTAGGTGAGTCGCGGGTCAGGTATCCCATAGCGGATGTACTGGCCTTTGAAGAATCCAATTCCATTACCCCCATCAACCCATGAGCCTTTATGCTTCCGGCGTCATTCGTATTATTAGCGAACCGCAGATTAAGTTTTTTGATTCTGGCACTTGTGTTTGCAACTTCGGTGGTGGCATCAGCGAAGGCAAAGACAAAGATGGTAATTACATCAATAATGCCATTGATGTAGAAGTCTGGGGTAAAGGCGGCGAGATGATTTCCGACAACTGCAAAAAAGGCGACAGCATTATGGTGACAGGTGCCATCCGCCGCCAAGACTGGACCGATAAAGAGTCCGGCGCTAAGCGCAGCAAGCATGTGCTGAACGTGCAGCGGTTTGAGTACCTGCCACGCACCAAGACCGAGGAGGCTGCGTTCTGATGAACGAAACCGCCATCAAAGCAGCATTTGATGCGTGGTGGTGTGACAGCTATGGGGTGCCTCCGGGCACCCATGCCGTCATGACCCACGTTGCCTTCGCTGAACACATCCTCAAGCTGGTCGAGCTGATACAGCAGGAGGCCGAGCGATGACCCATCCCATCACCCCACCGCCTGAACTGGTGCGCCAATGGATGGAGCGCACCGAGTATGACGAACACACATGGTTTTACGAAAGCTACATAGCAGAGCAAGCCGCCCGCTGGGGCGCAGATCAGGAGCTGGAGGCGGTTCAAAAAGAGATTATTGCACAAGCCTGGTTTGCAGATCCAAGGCATCGCCTTGCTCAGCTCCGCGCTGCCCGTCGCCCCAAGCCGCCGAGCTTGAAGGAGCGGGCGCTCGATGATTTCAACGGCCTGATGCAAGAGCTTGACGGCGCTGGCGCCTATAGCAATTGTGCAGATCGGATCCGCCGCGCACTGGAGGCGCTACCTGAATGACTGAACTATCACCACAAGCGCAGGCGGTGTTGGATGCAGCAACTTCCGTTTGTCACCCGGAAACCGAAATCGTTGCTTTTCAATGCACGCGATTGGAAGTGGCTGCCGCCCTGCGAGCTGCTGCTGATCAGGTGGTGCCGGAAACTACAACACCATGGAACTCCACTTTGACTCCAATGATTTCAGCAGGAGAAGTACGCGCTAAGTTCCTCGCCATCGCCGCCGAGCTGGAGGATGCGCAGTGACTGACCGCGAACTGATCGAACGCCTGCTGTTCCTCGCTGGAACGGCTGTAGACCAGGCGCTGAACCTGAACTACGACGACCCCGAGGATTACTTCATCTATCGCGAGCTGCGGGAGCTGAAGGCTGCTGTCGCCGAGCTGGAGGGCCAATGACTGACCTTTCCCCCGCCGCAAAGGCGGTGTTGGATGCCGTGCGTTACGAGGTAAAGGCCGAGTGCTATTCACCGTGGATTGCTGCCGCCGCGCTGCGAGCTGCTGCTGTGTACTGCACACGCGAACGACGCATCTTGATGACCATCGCCGCCGAGCTGGAGGGCAACAATGACTGACCTCGTCAACCACCCACCGCATTACACGCAAGGCGGCATTGAGTGCATCGAGGCAATCCAAGCGGCACTGACCCCGGAAGAGTTCCGGGGTTACTGCAAAGGTCAGGTCATCAAATACATCTGGCGCGCTGAGCACAAAGGCAACCCAGCGCAGGACATGCGCAAAGCCAACTGGTATATGCAATGGCTGATAAGTTAAACGATCGCAAACCTGACGGCAAGGGTCGTAACTTTACGGTCAACATCCGCATGACGCGAGAAGAGATAGAAGCCGCACGCAAACTAGGCGACGGCAACATTAGCATGGGCTTCCGTCATGCCATCAGGTACGCCTGCTGGAAGGACATGAAACCAGTCAAGCTCAGCACTATGCTGCGCAGTGCGTCAGTCATGGCACAAAACCTAGAAGATGCCCGCCGTTCAAACACCATGCCCAAAATGCAATAGCCACTGTACTTATGTGGTTATGACAAAACAAAACGATGGCATAATTTACCGCCGTCGTAAATGCAAAGCCTGCAACCATCGTTGGTACACGCTGCAGCCTCAAGAGCAATTTTTACCCAATCATCTTGTTATCTGGAGCCATGATTCTGTGCGACACCGAGATCCATGACCTCATCCAGCAAGGAATGGTCAAGAACCATCAGCCGGAACTGATCAATCCCGCCAGCTTGGACCTGCGGTTGGGCGACCTGATCATGCTGGAGTCGGTGGAATCCCACCAGATGATTCCGCTGTCAATCAAGGAGTACACCGCTGAGCACCCGTATCAGTTGGTACCAGGGCAGTTCATTTTGGCGCAGACAATCGAGACATTCTTCATGCCTGAGGATGTGGCCGGATTGTTCTTCCTTAAGTCCAGCCGCGCCCGTGAAGGCTACGAGAACTTGCACGCCGGCTATGCAGATCCCGGCTGGCATGGCAGCGCGCTAACGCTGGAGCTGAAAAATGCCCGCCAGTTGCAACCGCTGCCGATCTATCCAAGGCTCAAGATCGGTCAAATGGTGTTCTTTCGAATGAGCCAGCGCCCAGCGCTCAGCTACGCGCAAGTGGGACATTACAACAACGACAAGCTAGTCGCAGCTTCCAAGCAGTTCCTCGGCCGCGGCCAAGTGCCACGACTCGACGCTGCATGAACGCATAGCTTCACGCACCAGCCAGTTGATTTGCGATCGCTGGCTGGCCTCTTGCTCTGCCAGCAACAGGGCATATTCCAACAAAGCGTTCCAATCCTGCTGCTGATGTAGCTTGCGCAACATGCTGGCATTGGCAGCGCCGTGAAATTGTGCTTCTATGGTATGAACCAATGGATTCATCATGTCTGACAGTATCAAGGATTATCTCAACAGTATCGCCAAATATCCGTTGTTGACACCTGAGCAGGAGATACAACTTGGCAGGCGGGTAGCACGGCTTAAAGAATTGCAACAACTGGAAAGGCCATTAACAAAAGATGAGCAGCGCGAGGTGCGCAGTGGCGAACGTGCTCGGCAGCGCTTTATTCAGTCCAACCTGCAACTTGTCGTACATATCGCCCGCAAGTACAACAAACGCCAGAACAAGACGCTCGAGTTCATGGATCTGATCCAAGAAGGCAACATCGGCCTGTCACGCGCTGTGGACCTGTTCGATCCCACCCGCGGCTACAAGTTCTCGACCTACGCCTACTGGTGGATCCGCCAGGGCATCACCAGGGCTCTAATCATTTATGACGGCATAATCAGGCTGCCGATTGGTGTGCACGAGATGCTGTACAAGGTCAACCGCACCATTCAAGATCTCGGTCATGAGCTAGGCCACGCGCCAAATACCAGTCAGGTGGCAGAGCATCTGGACATGGACCCTAAAGATTTATCCATACTGCTGCGGCAGGGTTATCGCGTAACCAGCCTTGACCAGCACATCACAAACTCTGAAAGCCACACCATTGCAGAAACAATTGCAGACCCCGCATACAATCAAGAGGATGCCGCAACGCATCAAGATATACAAAATATGATGGAATACTTCGCAAAATACCTTGATAAGACAACGCAAACAGTGCTTAAAGCACGCATGATTTGCCAGCCAATTACTTGGTCAGAACTGGAACGCACGACCGGCATTAGCAAGACACGATTGCACACCATTGAGCAACGTGGCATTGCCCGCCTCCGTATGCTGATGAGCAATCCGCTGGCAGGCACGCCTCTTGGAACCAACGATTGAAAAATACGGCGATGTATGGCGCGTTTGTCTAAATGGCATGTGCAAAGATCATGTGCAAGATTGGCAAGCATTTATTTTTTATCATCAGATGTTGAATCAATCAACCAGTCCTGAATCTTTAGCACGCGATCAACAGTCCATGACTCCTGACGGCTAAACCACTTTCGCCATTCCTCGCTGCCTTTGCGGCGGTTGCATTCGCGGCAGGCTGGCACCAGATTGCTAGCAACTGTGGCGCCACCTTTATGGCGTGGTTTGACGTGGTCTAAGGTATCAGCCGGCGCACTGCAGTACGCGCATTCACGACCCCACGCCTCAAAGATTTGCTGTCTAAATTGATGCTTTGCACTGCGTTTTGATACGAGGTTAGAGCCATCAATCGAGTGATCCACGCAGTTCCGGGATGGGTAGCACCTGAACCGATAGGCCCAGGATGTGATCATTAGACGGCGCTAACTCAGTGAGTCGCGCAATAAAGTCATCTGATACCGCTTCCGGGTCGTCGCTGTCGCTTTCCACCACGATGGTGTACTCGATCTCAAGGACGTATTGCCTCATACCGTGGGCCTACAGGTGATGTCAACACCACCACGCTCCCGTGGCCGCAGCGTTAGCCATATCCCACCAAGTGACTTAGGCATCACGATCCGCTCAATTGCCCATCCACCCGTAGCGCCAAACTCCTGCTTGTATGTGCCGGTCTGCAAGTGCCAGCGCTGCTCAATCCATGCCTTGCCGTTTTCTGCGATGCGGTAACACGGATGCGCGACCATGCTGCGCTCGTGGTTATGGCCGTTGACCATGATGTCCGCATCAGGTGCAATCTGCGCATATCGGCCGCCACCCATGGTGCCTTTGGTGACGATGCCGCCCCATGCTCCGTGATGGAAGAACAATGTACAGCGCCTTGTACGGCCTGCTGATTTGCGGAATGCAAACCGCACAAAGCCTTGGTAACCCATGTGCTCAGTTACGGCGCCATCGTTGCGCATAAGCCTGACCACGTTCTCTAGCGGGTCGATCTCTTGATTATTGAGCACGGCGGTTTCGTGGTTGCCGTCGCCCATCATCAGGATCATGTCGCCGTATGGCCTGAGCAAGTCTGCCGACTCGCGGAACACAAGATCGAAGTAATTGCCGCCGAGATGCTCCGGCCTGATGTCGCCCTTACTGCCGCGCCGGTCCTTTTTGCCTTGCATCAGGCAAAGTACATCACCAAACATCAACGCATGGCCACCAATGGCCTTGCATTCCTCAAGGTGCTGCAGCAGCAGCTTGCGGTTGCATTTCGGATTGTCTAGATGGATATCCGATAGCAAAAGAAAGGTTGCCTCTTCCTTGGTGCTGCTGTACGGTATCCGTATCTCCAAAAGCTCTGGCGATACTCTCGTAGATGTAATCGCCATGCCGTTTGTAGCGGCTTACACGGCAGTCTAATAGTCCCAGCGCGCGCGTGGCCGGCCAGCGCGGATGCCTAGGTGGATGAATCCCTTCGGCGCGCCATAACCGACGCTGTACGGCCACTCACGATCCACCCATGCTTGCACCTTGTTGATGTCAGCGCCATCGACGTAGAAGTCAACAGCTCCTACATTGGGCGCGTCGTAAAGATGCTCACTGCCTGATGCGCCACCGACGGCGCGGTTGATTGCAGCCGGCCTGTACCCGCTGGTGATCGTGATGAACTTGCCGCCAAATGCCGTGCGCACGCGCTCCAAGAATGCTACTAGCTCTGCTGCAGTATCAATTTGATGCTGCGCCACAAAACGCCGCGCTGGATCGCCTAGGGCAAACTCACCTAGGGTGAAATGCGCCGACAGCTTGGTGCTGAACGGATCACTGGGTTTCACCTTGTACGGCAAGGCTTGCGCAGCTTCGCCCCACAGTCGCCCTTCTGCTTGCCGGCGGCGCAGCAACCCAGCCTCGACACTGGTGCCAGGGTTGCGGTAGAGCAACATCGCTTCTGGGACTGCATCCCAGTCCTTTTCTTTTAGCCGCTTGCTAATCGTTTCAAAACCAGTGGTGCCGTAGAAATCGCTGCCGAGGTTATAGGCAAAGCTAATCAAGGCAGACTGCTTGTCGCCATTCATGGCATTCCAGAACGGCACCGTAACGCGCAACTTGTTGACAATCCGCTCAATCTCAAGCTCCAGCAGCTTGCTGGCATCAATGACTGTGAGCTTGTCGCCGCGCTGCACCTTGCGGCCGTCGCTGTACCTAGTGGTGCCATAGCCGATGGTCCAGGGATCGCCGCCGCTAAGCGGATCTGGGTAGGCCGACAGGTGGCACCCTTCAAACTCTTTGATCAGCTTTGTCGCTGCCTCATAGCTGTGCAGTTTACCGTCTTGGCTCCAAGTCTGAAACCAAGGCTGACTCCTGTCAAACAGTTCAGGCGCAACCTTTAATAGCTCGGCTTCTAGTTCAGAGATTGCCGCCTGCTGATGCGGCAACCCCTTCCAGTAGCGAAACAGGTTGCTGGGTTTGATTGGTGATTTACTCACAGATCAGCGACGCTTGGGGAACATCATCCGGCCAGCCTGCAGCAGCAACTGCACCCAGCTATTGGACTTGAGCGGTGTCAACGCGATGATCTCGCTGCCAGCAGCAAGAACGATGGCGATAATGGCGACGGTTTGCGCGTCCATGACTAATGATGTGGGCGTGCCTCTAGCGTAGCCACCCGCTGCTCGACGCCATTGAGCCGGTTAAATGTCTCTTGGCGATCGCTGCGGATGTCGGTATGGAGCACTTCGAGTTGGGTGGCGATGTGCTCCACTGCGGATGTCAGGCGTATTACCGCCTCTCGGGCTTCGTCGCTGCGGCGGCTGAAACCCATAGCGCCCATGGCTGCCACGGATATTGATGCGCCAGCGATGGCGGCAATCACTTCGATCATGGCAGTGGGCGCTACCTAAGTAGATTAGCGGCCCTGCCCGTGGCGCAATTTACGTGTGCCGCGAGGTTTGCTGTGCTGGCCGTTTCCCTGTTTAGATTTTTTGGGGCGGCCGGGTTTGTGGTCGACGCGGCCCAGTGCGGTTTTTGATTTAACGGCCATCAGTTAGCGCTCCAGGGCAGGCCGGATGCGCGGGTCGGCTGGTGCTGTTCGTCGAGTTGTGCTTGGAGGGCTGCCTCGATTTCGCTCACCTTTTCGGGGCCGCCGAGTTTGTCTTGTACCCAGTCGATCACGAGTTCTTCGGTCAGATCGGCGAAGGGGATGAGGGCAGCGTCGCCGCGCTCCAATCCGATGCTGCCGTAAGCGCCGGCGTTGTAGGTGCCGTCACTGGCGTCCACGGTGTAGTGGGCGGTGTAGACGTAACCGTCGGCGGTCTCGCGCTCAAGGTTGGCGATGTGCCACTGGAAGGTGGTGGTCATTATGTTTACCAAGAAGAAATGGCTGTGCGTCGCCACGTATTTGTGGCAGTGCAAACGTAAATATAGTTGGCATCCCAGCAGATTTCACCGGCGGTGCCAGTGGCGGTTGCTGATGCTGGAGTACGGGCAGTGCGCAAGCGAACGGTGTCAGAGTTTACATCTAACAGCGTGGTAGGACTACTAATCCCAATCCCCACGCGACCTGATCCATCGACACAAAACTGAGTATCCCAAGTAGTTCCACCAGCAAATTGCCTAATAGCAAAAGTTCGGCTATCGGTATTAACACTATTTGTTGCACCCGAGGAAAGGTTTCCACTTCCTTTATCAATAGAAAACCCCCAAAAAGACCTGATATGACAGTCACCAGCGTTATTTTGAGCTATGCCATTTACACCTATTCCTATAGATGTTGAATTAATTTGCGCAGCAGTTAACCCAGGGCTAGCGATGGCTGCTTCCACACCATTACTTACGCTTGAAGTATCTGGACCGGAGACAACTTGAAGCAGTTTTGTGGGGCTACTCGTCCCAATCCCCACGTTGCCGGAGCTGTCGATGCGCATGGCTTCAGTGCCGCCTTCAACAAAGGCCAGCGTGTCTGCGCCAGGGCTGTAGATGCCGGTGTTGGTATCGCCGGTAAAGGTGATGGTCGGCGCGCCAGCGGTGCCGAGTGCAGCGCTGAATAGGCCAGTTGTGGCGACTGTTTGGCTGCCAAAGTCGGGGTTGATTTTGGTGCCGGCAATCGCCGCAGATGCGTTGACATCGGCATTGACAATGCTGGCGTTACCGCTGACCAGTACAGTGCCGGTTTGGTTTGGCAGTGTAATTGTGCGGTCAGCCGTTGGATCGGCAACTGTCAGCGTGGTTTCGTTGCCATCGCTGGAGCTGCCTTCAAACACCAAGGTGCCTGCGCTGCCGATCAGCAACTCACCAGTAACAGTGCCACCGGCTGCAGGTAGCGCCAGTGCAGCCAAGTCGTAGGCGCTCTTGACTGCCGTGGGAGTAGCGGCGAGAACGCTGCTAGTAGTGCTGGTGCTGTCGCTGAGTTGGACGATGCCATCGACGCTGGTAGTGGCAGCGCGAAGAGTTAATGCTGGTGTAGTAGTGGCCGTAGCAACAGTCAGTGCAGCAGTGCTGCTGGTGACGGTGGTGACAGTGCCAACAAAATCAGCGCCGTATTCCAAGCCAGTAGCAGTGGCGCTATTGGCGCGTAGTACTTGGCCATTAGTGCCGACCGGTAGCTTGGTAAGCGTGGTTGCCGCACTTGCAACTAGCAGGTCGCCTTTGGTGTAGCTAGCTACATTGGTACCACCTCGCGCTACAGCCAGTGTGCCGCTAGTGATGTTGTCGGCGTTGCGGCATTCAGTGCTAACTTCTTGGATTGCAGTTTGAACGTTAGTAGCTGCAATATCACCAGCCGGCACAAAGCTAACATTAGATGCTGCAATAGCACCGGCGCCTGCTGATACGTCAATTTCTACCCATTGCGGGAGAGTAGTGCTATACACCGACAGCAGCAAGTCGGGTGGAGCTAGCGTCCCCGCAGGCGCATTGCCGGAGGTGATTGTGCCGCCTTCGCTGACGACAAAGTAATGCTTGTTGTTCCCTAGCGTTGGTGCAGGTAGTGCGGCATTAACTACAAAGCCAGCAGCAACGCCTTCAGGCGTAAGACTTTGTATTTTGCCAACGCCGGCTGGGGTACTGGCATCAAACGTGCCGGCTAGAACAATTTGCCCGGCTGAGATGCCGATTGGCACCCAGACGTTACCGTCCCACATGTAGAACGAGCGGTCTAGTGAGTTCAGGTGTAGTTGACCTGTAAACGTTGCCGCCGGGAACTCCGCACCTATTGATGCTGTTGAGTAGTCAGCCATTTTGGCAATGGTGACCGCTGCATCAGCCAACCGAGCAGTTGGCAGTGCGCCTGTGGTGATCTTGGCAGCATCTAGGCTAGGAATATCCGAGGCTTCCAGTAGCTGGCCCTGACTGACGTGGCCTTGTGCGTCCACCACCAATCGGGTGTAGGTGCCAGGAGTGACGGTGTTGCTGTGGTTCAAGACGCCAGCATTAACAAGAAGGCCCGTACCTGGCTGCACAATGCCCTTGCTGCTAGCTGTAGCGTCTGGCAGGTCCGCAGGCGTTAATGCGCGGAATGTAGGTGCAGCGTTAACGCCACTGGTGGGGCCTACGAAAACCGCGTTTGCCGCCTGCGTGTCAAGCGTGGTTGTGATATTAGCGGTGTGATTATCGGGGTAGGCAACTGCAAAGTTCAGCGGTGTGGTGTCACTGAAGTTGATGGCATTGAGCGCAGCCTGCCTAATCCAAGCGCTACCGTTCCAGACGTATTTGACGCTGGTATTGGTGTCAAACCAAAGCTGGCCTTCATAGGCGCCGCTGCCCACGGGGGTGCCAGCTTGCACAATTGTGGTGCTATCGGCAGCGAGTTTGGCGGCGGTGATGGCGCCATCAAGTACCTTGCTGGTGGTGACGGCGTTAGTGGCGATGGCCGCTTCACCGAGGCCGGCCGCATCAATCTTGTCGGTGGTGATAGCACCAGTGGCTAGTTTGGCGTTTGTAATAGCAGAGTCAGCTAGCTTGCCGGTGGTGACATTTAGGTCTGTCAACGCACTGGTGGTTACAGCGTCTACCGCCAGCTTGGCGCTTGTAACACTGGCATTGCTGAGTTTTGCGCCAGGTACGCTGCCATCGGCAAGGTTAAGCTTGGCGTAAGTAAGGCTGGCGTCGGCAACCTTGGTAACCGTTACAGCAGCAGTGCCGATCTTGCTTTCGGTGACTGCACCAGTGGCTAGTTTTGCCTCCGTAACATTGGCGTCGACGATGGCGGCGGTATCAACCGAGTTGCTTGCGAGTTCAGCGGCTGTCACCGCATCAGCAGCAATCTTGGCGGTAGTAACGGACAGCGCCGCAAGTTTGCCAGTAGTAACGGCAAGGTCTTGAATTTTGGCGGTGGTAACGGAATCAGTTGCCAGCGCTGCGGCTGCCAGTCCAGCAGCATCTACCTTGGCGGTGGTGACGGCGTTGTTAGCCAGCTTGCCAGTGGTAACGGCAAGGTTTTCAATGCCAGCAGTGGGTGCCACCACTTGCTGGAAAGCGCTGCCGTCCCACACCTGCAAGTTTTTGCTGGTGCTGTTGACGTAGCCACGGCCTTCAAAGTTATTGCTGCCGGGTGCTACCGAGTCGTAAACAATGCTGCTATCGTCGGCCAGTTTTGCTGCTGTGACGGCGTCGTCAGCCAGCGCCGTGGTGCCCAGCTTGGTGGCGCTGGATTGGTTCAGCTTGATCAGGTCGATGCTGGCGTTGTCGGCTAGGTTGGCGCCAGCTTGAAACAGATCTTTGGCTTCTACTTTTTTGGTGGTACTGGCGCCGACGTCAACAATCGGCAGCACGTCATTAGCAGCGAGATCACCCTGGGCAAGCTTCGTGAGCTGCGAAATGCGTTGGTCGGCCATGTTGGAGTCACCTTATGCGATCAGTTTAATCCTCAACTTCCGTTAGCAGGAAGGCAAGGTTGTCTTGGTTGAGCGCAATGCGGTCATCGTCTTGTTTGAGGAGGTAACCAGAGGGGCGCCCAACCAATAGTTTAATTTCGCCAGTGGTGACGAAATCAATGCTGCAAGTAATTAACTCCGATGCTGATACTTGCAAGCCCGAACGAGTTACCATTGCGGTGAACTCGTAGAATATATCTAACTGGCTAGGGTCATTATCGCTGTCAGTAATGGACAGCAGGCAGTCAAATTCGCTACCGATATCAACGCGGTTAATGAGTTGCAATGCCAGCAGCGGGGTTTCTTTGACGCCCGATGTTTGATTATTAAAAATGCAGTCAATTTTGCCAGAACCGCTAATCAAACCAGCGCTGTACATGCGCTTAAACTTATCGCTTAATGCAGTAGTTTCCAGTGCTTCGCGGTCGGTATTAAACTCATAAGAAGTGACATCGCCTAGCACGTTGGGACTGATGTCACGCACATGCACTTGCACGGGCAAGGGACCACCTCCAAAGTTTTGGATGGTGTATTCTTGTGCCCTGTCATTATTAACTGCTGACTGAAAACTAGGAAAGAACCTAATGCCGCCAGCAGCATTGACATTTATATACGCACTAAAGGTGCGAAAGGTTACGCCTTCGCCATCCACCCATGAGTTGACAGGCAGAAATACCAGCCCGCGTGCATCGCTTGTAGATACTGTTATTTTATCGCCGGTCAGCAAATTATCAATAGCACCTTCAATACCAACGCGGTTAAGCACAGGTATTGTGTCCGCATCTTTAATGATGGAGGTTAGTACATTTTCGGAGTTACGACGCAGGCGCACATTGCCTACGTTGCCGAGAAAATACGTCACGAATCAATCAACTCTAGGAAGGCCCCATCAACGGTGAATTGCAACGAGACGCTAGTCAGTTCGCCAGTGCCAACCGTGATACCTGCACTAGTGATGTAAGCGTTGAAGGCAATATCATCCTTGATGTCGACGCCCGCACCTGGCTGAGCGCCAGCGCGGAGCACCATGCCGACGCGATCCGACTCACTGACGCCATCATTACTGGTTTTCATCACCTTGTTAAGCAGTTGATCAAACTGCACACCGACGTCACCAGCTTCGGTACGGTAGTACATCACAGTGGCCGATCCTGTGGAACTGACCATGCCAGGCGTGTAGCGCTTGACGGCGGTGTCGATCGTGGTAGTTTCCAGCAGTTCCAGCGTGGTTTCCAGTGACCAGTCACGAATCTTCAGCACCGACTGAGCCTCGCTTGGGTTAGGCGCAGTAGTGAGAATTGAAGAAAGGAACAGCTTGCCGCTGCGTCCGGTGTAGAAGCCCATTGCGTTGCGCCAGTAGTCTCTGCTGTCAGTTTACTCTGCTGCGCCGTCTATGGTAAATAGTCCGGCGACGTAGGTGTCAAGTCCTTGTGCAATAAACGAGTTGCCGTTGGTGTCACACGGATGCTCGACAGCGCGGATGGTGGTTTCGCCTTCCTCTTCCATGGTTACTTCGGTGACACGGAAGACGCGCTTGCTGCGGACTGCTTGCCCTAGCACAAACAACTGGCCCGACTGTGGGCTGAGGCTGGCTGCTACTCCGCCTGTGACGCTGATACCCGTGAATGAACGGGTGCCGTCGCTGCTGCCGTAGGTCAGCACATTGTAAGTACCGTTTGGGATGGTGTTGGCGATCGGTACATTCAACACGCCGCCGCTTTCGATGCGGCCGGTGTAAATGCCGTCCCACTGGTTGTTGCTGGTTTCGACGTACACATAGCTGCCGGGCATTACAAAAATATCGGTTGGGAAAGTCTTAAACTCGACGGCGCGACGGTTGAAACGGCGCACTTGACACAGGTACTTACCCAGCAGGATGGCTTGGGCGCGGGTGGTAACAAACTGCGAAATGTCCAAGCTTTCGCGGATGGCATTGGCTTCCTGGGTGTCCGTGCGCTTAATTTCTACGCTGTTGTTGCGCGGGAACACGCCGTTACGCTCCACGTCGCGGTAGATCAGGGTGACGATCACGTCTTGAACGCTGGCGCCATAGTCGATAAACTCCTCTTTGAAGCTGTCATCAAGGATGTTGCCTTGGTTAAACAGCGCCGTGATTGAGATGGCACGAGTGATAGCTCCTGTTGATTTGACATAAGGCAACGCCGGTACCAAAGTTTCTTTGCCGCCAATCTTGCCAAGCTCTAGCAGACTGAACGGTGCTACTTGCACCCAAAATTCGCGCCATGGGCGGCCATCAGCGATTACGCCATCCATAAACAGGCTGTTGCGCTGGCAGTACCGCTTGCTTTGCGCCAGTTGCATTACGTCAACAGAATGCAAGCTGGCGTAGCGACCGATGCCGTTGGTGCCATCCAACACTGTGTCTAGAAAGATGTCAGGAGCAAATGATGTGGAATTGCTCGGGGCGCTGGCGGCAAAAGCCGCCACCGTAGCATCGTTGACCGCCCCGGTTGCCTCGTTGCCAAAATAATCCAAACTGGTAGGCAGCAAGCGCACTCGCTTGCCTTCAGTGATATAGGCACTGACGCTGCGTAGGTCTTGCGTACCTGAGCCTGACACTACATGTAGGGCCAGTGTGGACAAGCCACGGTACAAGTTGGGGCTGTAGTTGCTCCATGGTTCTATGAGCTGTTCAGTTACGGCAGTAATTTGAACTTCCGTAGATGAATCGAAGGAGAAGGTGGTTTGCGAAAATGCGTCGTAATTGAACAGGTCAAATTCGGTGGTGTTAAGCGGAGACTTGTTAAATGGGGGGTAGTCACCACGGGAACCATCTAGGTAGATGGAACCGTTGAAGTAGACTTCTAGACCAGCGTTCCCGACAAAGTCGGTGCTTAGTGTGACAAGCGGCGCCGTGGTGTTGAGGTAACAGTAACCGCGTGTATAGAAGGTGCGGATCTCAGTAAAGGTATCGACGACCGCTTCAAGTTTGACTTCGATAAAGCGAGCAACGTTCCGAGAAATAAGCTTAATGTAGGTAAAAACGTTTTGTTCGTTAAAACCACGGCAGCAAAAAATGTAAGGCAATCGAGCATAATCTCCGCTATTATCAAAGCGATACCAGAGAGCAAACATACTGGTACGTGCTTTGGCGCCGTTGTCGGAGGCGCTGTGGCCATAGTTGACTTGATCTTTGCCGTAGACATTGGCGCGGCCGCTTAGCCTGCGATATGCCTGAAAACGAAGTGCTATGTCAAGGACGTTGCATTTGGTGACGCTCGCGTAAGCGGCTTCTTCGATGCGAGCTAAACCCTTGACATGGAATGTTTCGGGGCCACCTTGAGAACCAAGGCTGTTGATTTGATTCTGGATATTGTCGTTTTCAGCAAGATAAACCGCAATAGTATTGTTACGACTGTCTATAGCGCCTTGATGATAACCTCTTTCCTCGTCGGTTAAGTACCAGTAATTTGATGACAAAGTATACTGATCATTTTGGTTCTCTTCTTGAAGTCTGGCAATTTCGTTGTTGTTGTTGTTGATCTGATTACGCAGCGCGTTGGCTTGATCCCCTTCTTGCGCCCAGTGTGCAAAGCCGTAACGCGCTCGGGGAAGTTTGCCTACGCGGATGCACTCCAGCGTCGCTGTGAGATTGCCCTCTTCAATGCCATTGGCGCTTCCGCCATAGGACGCGGACACCACGCGGAATAATGCTGAACCTGCTTTGAAGATGGCGCCATTGTCAATCTGTGAGGCAGCAGCCCGTAAGGCATCTTGCCGGGCGATGCCAGCGGTGTCGCTAGACGCCAGGTTTTCTGTTGTGTTGTTGATTACCAGCGTCCATCGGTTACCCACGGGCACCATGGGGCGGTTGTCACCATCCGGCCAGTAGTCTCCGTTTTGCGATTGGTAATAGGTGTCTACGCGGCGGCGCACAGTATTTCCGGCTTCGTTGAGGATCAACACGTCGGCGTTAATTGGAATAAAACCGGTTACGCCAACCGTGTTAGCCGTAGTCGGAGAGAATGATTGGCTGAAGCCTTCAGCAGCGCCAGGGAGGCCGTTTAGTTTTGCTGTGGTGTCATTCGGCGTGGTAATTGTTGGATCGTTGGCGTCACCGCGAATGAGATGGTTGTATCGAGTGGGGCCGTCAGCGTTGTAATACTGCCAGACATTGCTAAGCACCAAATCCTTAGCGGGGAACTGTCCCAAGGCGGTGCGTTCAGGGTCGATGCGAGCAATGTTGGACGCCCCGAGCGTCATCATCAGCCGCATGAATTGATTGTTGCCGAAACTCAAGATTGCAGACCACAGCAATAGCGTGGATAGCCGCACACCCCCGTTACTATTTTGAGCGGTGTTGGTGTAGACCAGCGGCACCGTATCGCCGTAGATAGCAAGATCTTGCGATCCGTTAAATCCCAGTCGGGGCGATAACTTTTGGTCGCGTGTTTGCTCTGTTCCTTTCTGCTCTTGCTGCTGCTGCTGCTCCGGCAGGCTGGGTTTAGGCATCAGCAATACAGATGCCACTTGAAAAAGAATGCCTACGATAGTAAGAACTAATGCTGTGATGCCGAGGTCGTTTCGCGCATCCAAGGCGGTTCCTTCTTTTACATCTTCGTAGATATGCTGCTGCGCTATAAAGTCAAGATAGTCTTCCTTGCTAACGCCTAGTGCATCAATCAAGTCATATTCGTAGGGCAGCAGTTTGCGGGTCATTCGTGCATCCAGAAGAAGTGTCCCACCTCAGCAGGTAAAGGCGCTCTAATCACAGTGCCGCCTGGTGATAGAAATAAGGTCCCGTCTTCTACAATTGTACCCAAGGCTGACCCCACTGATGCAGGCAGCAAGGCAACAGCTCCAATGCGTGGTGCTTGTAGGCGTTTGCCATTTTGCAGCATCCATCGCACCAGCAGCCCCTTAGGGAATGTTTCTTCGTCATACAACTCATAAACCCAGTCAAACTTGCTGGTGTAGTCGTTAAAGCCCATACGGCGATGCACTTCGCACGCCAGTTGGAAGCAATCGGTAAAGCCCGTGTTGGCCCATGGGGATGCACCCCAGCGGTAACGCAAGCCAATCAGATCATTGAAGGACAAGTTGTGCATTGAGCGGAAGGGGGCCAACCAGGCTACGAGTGAGGGTTTGCGCGGGGAATGCAGCGCCAACGGAATCCATGGCAGTGCGGTAACGCAGTTCAATCGTAGTATCGGAATAGCTGGCGCCAATGCCGACGTAACGCTCTTCGTACGTGCGTGATGGCACCAGGGCGGCATTTAACCATTGCGTGGTAATGGTCAGGCGGCTTAGGCGGTTGCCGTCCCCTTGTTCCACTAGCCGGATGGCGTACTCCACATTGGGAAACAGCACCCGCACTAAAGCGTTGTCGCCGTTAAGGTTAGCGGTGCTACCTTCGGCGCGGAATGGCGCAAACTCAAAGCGAGCGCCGGCCAAGGTGCGTGGTTCTTGGACGAAAAAGTTCTGGTAGCGGTGGCGCACACCGTTGGCAGTGGTCAGGTCGAAATACTGCGCGATGCGGATTTGGGTCATCGGATTTCGCCTATCAACTTGACCGTCACGCTGCTGCGGTCGCGCAAGACGCTGCTAACGCTAGGCGGCTCGGCGTACAGCCACTCAATGCCAGTAGGGTTCTGGGCACGGTTGCGCAAGTCAGCGCTGTACCCGGCAAACACCGTTGCAGGCAAGGTAAAGCCAAGTGTGCCGCCGCCTTGGGTGTTGTAATGGTCGATGATCGTGTTGACCGTGGTTTCTGGTACGTTGTCGAAACGCAGATCCAATGTGTGGCCGAATGGGCGGTTGCCAAAACTGCGGCGCAGCGTGGCACCAGACATGGCTCGATACGTTTTGATTGGGTACTGCCCCAGTTGGAAATTGCGAGCCGTTGGTGTTAGCGCGGGAAAATCAGCCATTAGACGCCAATCCTCCGACGGGTGGAACTGCTGTTCTGGATGCGGTCAAGGGTCATTGTCATGCCACGGCTGGCGCCATCGCGTGTGGCTTGGCGGCGGGTCTCGGCCATGGCTGCTTCAAGCTGGTCGCGGCTGACATATTCCACACCGCCGATACTGGTGGTCTCGAAGCTCATATTAAGCACAGGTGAGTTGCTGGCGCCGCCGCCTTGGTTGTTCATCGCAGAGCGTAGGTCGTTGTTAGACATCACGCCGCCGTTGCTGCTAGGCACAAACAACTCGGGGCCACGCTCGCCTACCAGATAGGGTGTGCCGCCTGCAGTTGGGCCGCCGTTAGCACGGTAGCCAAAACCTCGAGCAAGAAAAGACAATATGCCTTGAGGATTGTCCGCACCGCCTCCTAGTGCACCAAGCGCTTGGGCTATACCGTACATGATGAGCATATTTCCAATTGTTGCCAGTAATTTGCGGCCAATATCTCCTAATGCTTCGCCAAGTGTTTTAGTGCTATCAGTGACTGCATCAATAGCGGAAGAAAACGCGCCAGCAACGCTGCTAGACATCCTCTCAAAAATTTCTTCATTTTTGCTGCTTTCATTTTTTATTTGTTCGGTGGTCATTAGTATCTCTTTCAGTCGATTTAGCTGCGCCTCGGTAAGGTTTAATTTCGTAATCGCATCAGATTTAAGTTGTTGATCAATTTGCAATTCAGCGCGCTTTAGCGGATCTTTTTGGCGTGCCAGTTCTAATTCATATTCTGCACTGCTTAGCAGTTCATTAACTGCCAAAAGGCGTTCGGTTTCAGTCTTTGCTGCTTGCCTGTTTTGAGCCTCTGCCTTACCAAGCTGCTCAAGTAAGATTTGATCAATCTCGCGTTCAAGATTAACTCGGGCGGATTTCAGGTCTGTGGTTTGTTCGTCAAAAGCCAATGCGGCATACATTTTATCATTGGAGCTTGCAATAATTTGAGCGCGTACCTGTTCCCTGCCCGTAATCGTCGCGTCAATAGCATCAATTTGGTACTTAATATTCAACAACTTGGATGTTGCTTCAACAATACGTTGCGCTTGCTCGGCATTTGGCTGCTGCGCCGCAACATTTAAGTTGGCTTGAGTTGCGACTTGCAGTCGCGCTTGGGCTTCACGTAATTTGCGTTGAATATCGCCACCAAGTAAATCATCAACAGATAATTGCCTTCTTGCTTTTGGTTCTTCAGTCAAAAGAGCCGGAACATCAGTAGGGGTTTGAGTTTGTTTCTGACTTTTCTTTAACGTGTCAAGAGCATTTTGTAGCTGTTGAACTTTTTGCTGTGAAGCCCTTTGGATTGCTTCCGCCAGTGACTGTTCCTGCTGCGTAACACCAAATGGACGCGATGCGTTGATATTGCTTAGAACATTGGCGACTGCAGTTTGATTGGTTTTGATTTCATTTGCGACCTGCTGAATGCCGGATGCGCCTAAACCCTGCGTCGAAATGCCTTGCGTTAAAGCGAGTATCTTTTTTAGGTCATCAACTGTATTACCCGGCAAGACAAGGGCAGTTCTAAGCTCTATTGCTTGTTTTGCAAAACCACCGGCAAGAACATTGCCAATAGCATTAACAGCGCCGATAGCAAGATTTAAGACATTTTTTAATGCCGGTGCAAGTTTTGTACCAATGTCACGCGCAAGACTTTCAATACCATCCCGCAAAGTGCTGAATTTGCCCGCCAACGTATCGCTTTGGGCAATAGCACCATTGGCGTATTTGCCGCCAGCATTCGTCAGACGTGTAATTGCAACTTCAACTGCCTCTGCGCTGATGCGGCCTTTGCTTAAAGCCTTCTGGAACTCCTCTCCAGACAGGCCATACATCTTGCGCAATTCTTCCTGCAGCGCTACGCCACGCTCTTGGAACTGCAGCAGCTCTTCACCCTGCAACCTGCCCTTGGCCTGTACCTGGCCATAGGCAGTCACCAAACCTTGCAGTTCGGCCCCCGTGGCGCCGCTTACGTCGGCAAGCCTCTTGGTGGTTTCGACGACATTGTTTGCCTCAACGCCAAATGCCTGCAGCCGTTTTGCCGCATCAATTAACTCAGTGCTGGTAAACGGTGTGACCGCACCAAGCTGCTGCAGTTCTTTAATAATTTGTCCAGCTTTTTCCGCGCTACCAGTTAATACCTGCAGGCTGCGCGTTTGAGTTTCCAGTTCTGCAGTCTTGGCAAAAATAAACTTAATCGCTTGAATACCGCCAAATGCAACTGCTAACTTTCCAACAGCGGCGCCAAGTCTGTCAAAGCCACGTTCTGTTTGCTGCGCCTGTGACTGAACGTCACGCAGCTTCGAGACGGCAGCGCGGCTGTCAACGTTAATAGCAACGTTTGCTACGACAGACACGGCCTACCGTCGATGTTGCTTCATTCTACGTTCTTGCTCTTCATTGAGCACGTCGAAATAAGCTGACCATAAAAGCAGTTCTTCTATGGTCAGCTCTGACTTGAGCCGTGTCAAGGTGTAGCCCAATTCTTTGGCTACACCTAGTTGCAGCATCAGCAGGTTATCGCGCTTTAGCTCGGCCTTTAGGGCTTTTCATGTCTACCTCTTCGGTAGCCTCCGGGTCGGTAATGATTGCAAGCATCATGGCCTGCAGGTCACTATCGAGCACTTCGTTTTTCAGCTCAGCAATTTCGCCGGCTTGAAACAACCGCTGGCCTGCATCGTCCACTGCTTTGGTAATAAGCAGGTTGAGAGCAAAGCCGTTGGTTTCATCACCACCGGGCATCTTCTGCGCCCGTTCACGTTCGGCCATGGTTAGCGGCGTCGCGTAAAATTCAAACTCGCTGCCGTCATAAAGAACGACAGTCCGCTTGGAGGGCGTTAGATTAGCTGCTTTTTTAAGGCGTGCAAGTGCAGTAGACATTAGGCGCTCGTGCTGAAGTCAAACGATGGCGCACCGGTCGGGCGGAATGTGATTTCCACCTGTTGCGCATCGTCTGGGTTGATGTTGAGGGTAGCAGTAAGCAGCACGGCGTCCATGCTGATGCTGCGACTGAGGGCCTCGGTTGCCTGCAGATCGGTATAAAGCTTGAATGCGCAACCGACCTGCTGACGTTGCAGCACGTCTTCAACCATGCGGTTGGAGAGTGCAGCATCTTCGTTGGTCACGTAGACGGTAGCAGTACCGCTGCCATCTGCAAAGCCAGGAATGTAAGCCCGGAACGGAGCATACTGACCAGCGGTCTGGCCGATGGTGGTGACGTCAATTTCAGCGCGGTTGACCTCAAAAGACCAAGACTGCACCTGCCCAACAGCGGCGAATGCTGCGTAGTAAACCTCAAATTCGTTGGGTGCTACGGCAGTGCCATCATCGGTGATCGCAAGGATGGTGCCGCCTAGCGTGCCTGAAACGGTCAGTGCGCCAGTGGCTGCCGTGTAGGTCAACACAAAATAGGTAGTGGCCGCATCGATTGGCGAAGGCAATGTGCCAGTGCCGGATCCACCGGTTTGGCTGTTGATGACGCGGAACCTAACCGGGTCGCCGGGCTTGAAGTTCAGGTATGGCTGAACGGTAATGACATCAGTGCTGGCATTCACGCCAGTCTCACCGAAGGTGCCAGTAGTGCCGGCGGGTTTGTAGTAAAGTGCGCCGGATGTACCGGACAAAACTGTAACAGCCATGTTATGGACGGTAGTTGGCTGGCGTCAGTCTACATATGCTTCGAACGTCATGGTCAATTGAGTCTGGTAATACGGTTCAGGTGATGCTGGTGTTACTTGCGCAGGGCCTGATGCGGCATCAAAAATAATGCCAGACACTGTGCGCCGGTCGAACAGATCCTTCACACGCTCTGCAATGGTGAAGTTTGCACCAGCGCCAGCGCCGACAGGCGTAAACACGTTTACCACAAGCGTGCCGTTTTGCCGGTTAAAGCCCGAACTGCCGATAGGACGCAGTGTTGCGTAAGCATTATCGCCAAAGCGGATGAATGCCTGCAGCCAAGGCGTGTTATTGGGCGGACTGAACGGGACGTTCTGATAACTGACCGGATATGCCGGTGCAATGGCCATTTCGGTGGCGATGCGACCTTCAATGGCAGCGCGGACGTCGTTGTAGGTGCTGCTCATGATTCCCTGCCGATGCGGTCTGCATTGACGCGAACAAATCCCTGGATGTCCTTGGCGATGCCTTGAACCCAGCCCGCTGGTGCCTGCTTGCTGCTGCCATTGGCCAACGGCTCAGCATATGGCAAGTTGTTATGGACTGAGTAGATGTTGCCTACCTTCTCTTGGCCGTAGCCAATTCGGTCGATTGGTGGTGTGGACGTGTAACTCCCTTCTGGCGCCTGTCCGCCTGGTGCTGCATTCTCACCAACCTGCCAACTAACGCGGAACCTACCGGTATCAACGGGGCTGGCCAGCTTAAGGCGGCTATCGGTTTCCAGCACCGCAACCCGCAGCAGTTTTTCATACTGCTGGCTGGCGTAGTCGCCAATGTCTGCAATGCGGATGGTGCGTGCCATCAGTCCCTCAGGATCAGTTCGTAAGTGATGGCCGTATTGTCCTGCTCAATGGTGCGCACCTCAATGATTTGCATGCTACGGCTGCTGATAATGACGCGGTCGGCTGTCGTCGGTGCACTTGCCAAATCAGCCGCTGCAATCATCAGCCTCTTATCGCCTTGCTGCACCAGGTCGTTTACCTCGCTGCGGCGCACGTCCTCCAGCACGCCACGCACTGTAGTGTCAATGCTCGTTTCGCTAATGGTGCCAGTGGTTGCGTTATAGACACCAGTCGTCACACTGCGCAATGTGATAGTGCCGCCAAAACGAGCCATTAACTTGCTGGCAACCTTGCGTAGCGGGCTGGCTAGTGTCATGCGAACACCTCGCTGGCTATAAGCCTGCCGCGCGAAAAGGTGATGTCAACGTTGCTGCTGTGGTTGGCGATGAACAGTGCTACTTCATCGTTAGCGGCCATGCTGATCATCCAGTTGGTGACCAACTTGGCTTCTTCGTTGCCCGAGCCGGTAGAGGCGCGGCATTCGGTTTGATCTATGGCGGTGCCGTTCTTGGCCAGCTTGATGCCGAGCACTTTGTTGTTGCCGCTGACGGTCTTGGCGTCGATGCTGCCATAAAAACGCAGCAGCTTTGTGCTACCGCTGGTGTTTTTCAATGCAAAGGCATGTGTTGTGCCAAGCGTCATGCCGTTGGCAGTACTGGCGTCAAGCGTTGCAGTTAATCCGGTGGTGACATATACGCCCTGCGTAACTATGTCAATGGTGCCGCTGTCCATCTTGCTGGCTTGGCCGCGCACCATGACTGCAGCCGCGCCAGATGGGCCTGCTGGGCCTGGCGTGGTAACAGTGACTGTGTTGGTAGCCTCGTTGACGATTACGGATGTCATGGTGCTGTGTAGCCCTCCGAGACGAATACGATGCCTTCTAGGTAATAGTTGCGCAAGCCGCTGGAGTCTTCCAGCAAAACATCGTAATAGGCTTCATTGGGAAAGCCTGCAGTCTGCGTATCGGTTAATGCAATGCTAATTTGTCCAGCAGAGCGGTTGGTGTAGGTAACAGCAAAGTCAGCATATTTGGTGGTGCGGCCTTCATTCCACACTTGCGCGTAAGCAGTCCAGCCGGTCAGGTTGATATTGGCATTGTTGGAATCTTTGAACTGCAGCGACAGGTCATAATCAGCCCGTCGCTGGATGGCGATATTGTGCTGGCCGGGTTGAACGCTCATAGCCAGACTCTAACCGGCTGCTCAGGGCTCACCGCATACTCTGCCCACCCATCAGGCAAGTCACCGATGTAGTTGACGTGCCAGCCGCTCAGCAGCACGGGTGGTGTGATCACCTCGCCGGCCTCGGGGTCGTAGGTGCCACCTGTGTAGATGGGACCGATCACATCCAGGGCGTGGGTGTGGCTGGCGGTGAGGGGGTGGTCGTCAGCGTCCAGAAGGCCAGCAGCATCCAGGGCAGCCATGCCGGTGGATTCGTCGGGGAAACGTAGGTATGTGGTGGTCATAGCGTGATCGCCTGGAGGGTGCTGTTGGACAGGCGTTGGGGCCAGTAGGTCAGGCGGCGGATGGTGCTGTTGAGAGCGTTTGCGCCTGTCGGGTTGGCACCAATTCTTAGTTGATCAACAGTTGGAATTGTTGCGCTTGTGTCTTCAGTTCCAAGCGTTCCAGCATTTGCAAAGTTAATTGAGTTCAGTACATAGGAAAGTGCAAACTGCTGTTGCGCT